GAAACAGCGCCCAGGAATCAGAGCCTGAAGCTGGAGTAAAGGCGCTAGTGAAACCGTAAGCTGTGGTGTTGTTACCTCCACCAGTATGCGCCGATGAATCGAACTGAAGCGTGCCCGCAGGTTGGTTCTGTGCATTGAAGATAAAACGATTCGTCGAAGTGCCGATCACGTCACCTGTGCCCGCCATCGTGATGCCGGTGACACTTGCAGTGCCAGTGCGTGTGAAATTCGCCGCGCTCAGCGTCCCGAGCGTGCTCCCATTCGTCGTGACTTTTATGTGGCCAGCGGCAGAACGGGAGATGAACACGTCTCCTGTTGCAGCCGTGGGGTTGGGGTTGGATGACCAGGTGAGCTGCCGTGCAGAGCCGAGTCGCAACTCATCGAGGCTCATCCCAAAGGTGACCGCGCCGAGCCGGGTGAAATAGATGCTGTCATTATCCCAGAAAATCCCCGTCGTCGGTGCAGTACTCCGCACCAGACTCGGCGCCGTCGCCAAGCCGTCGGGAAGCGTTAAACTTGTGCCATCAAATGTTAAATTCGCACTTGACTGAAATGCTGATGTTCCATTTCCGTAAGGAATTCTATTTGTAGTAAGAGTTGCAATTCCTGTTCCGCCATTAGCAACAGGGAGAATACCTGTAACATCTGTAGTTAGAACTACATTTGCCCAAAAAGGAGCAGAGCCATCCGACCGAAGAACAGTATTTGCAGCGCCAACAGCAAGATTTGTTAATGTACTCGCACCAGTCGCATAAAGAAGATCACCAGCGGATAAACCCGATAGAGCAAATCCACCAATAGCTTTAAGCGTACCATCAGAATTATGTGAAACTTCTAGAAACTGATTTAAAACAGTTCCCCACGAATTCTGATCGCCAAAAACTGTAGGTAATCTTGCCATTCTATCTACTCATAATCAATAAACACAACTCCACTACCCAAAGTCTGAACCCGGAATCCATTAAACCACCACGAGTTGATGTTATCTAAAACAGAATAATTATTAGCACTCGCTGTATGACTCCAAATATGATTACCGTCTGCATCCACAATTAAGCAAACATGCCCGGCTGTTGCTGCACTTGCCCACTGAATATTTCTTACCTTAACTCGCCCGGCAACTTGTACACCCGTAGTCGCTACTGTATCTATACGCCAAGGCTTCTGTGATAAGTTATTCGCCATACTAAATCCTCACTTTGGAGTATGCTGAATCATTAAATTCCCATCCTTATCAATACCCATTGCAGCACCATCATGATTAGAACGACACATTATGATCTTTCCGTAAATAAATGCGTCAGCTTTTATACAGATAGAAGCATTATCCTTTGCTAAAGCATCTATCGTCTTAGCTGTAACACACCCGGATATGAATAGAGAGAAAAAAACAATAAGCGATTTAATTAACACGCTTTCCTCCAATCAAGAGATCACGAATTGCATCTACCTGCTTCTTAATATCACTAGTTTTCTCATCAATTGCTCGCAACTTCTCTTGCATAGCAACTATAGACTCCGTATTATGATTCGCTTTCGACTTTACATCTTTAACTTCATCTAAGTGCGAACCTGCAAAGATAGTCATAAATGATAACAGAATAAGACCGAGTATACCGATTACCCAAGCCTTCCAACCATTCTGACTAGGCATTTATGCGTAAACTATCCGAACGATAACAGCAGACCCGGGGCTCGTCGTACCACCTGTACCACCAGTGGTAACTGTTGCAACAGCAACACCTGTTTCATAAACTAAGCCACTAGGAATTACAACAGTTCTACTAACACCCTGCCGCACCTCAATTACCATGTCAGGGACAGTTGTACCAACTGTCACAGCACCAGCAGTATTATAGAACTTTACATAGTTATCCTCTGCTGCATTTGCGGTATTATCAATTTCAATTTCATAAATCGTTGTAGATGAAGCCTGCACAGCAACGCCACTATTTGCACTACTCGTATCTTGAAATAACTTAGCACCAGAAGGATACCCTAATGTTACATTAGAAACAGCCATTAATCTACCCCCTCTTTCTTAGGCCCCGGCGGTTCGATTATCATTCTTATTTGATGTTTCATTGCAACTAAATGCGCTGCTTTCACTAAAGTATTACAAATATCCACTACCACCTCTCTGGACGGAGGATTTTCTATAAACACTCTAATATCGCCATTGGAATCCATCATCACTCGAATATCATGTCTATAAACCGGCTCTAACAAGTTGAATGGCGCTATTCCATCCCATATATCCTTCAAAATCCTCATAAGCTTACCTTTGAGAGCATTGAAACAATTACTGCAACTGTTACTCCAACAGGAGCAATATGATTTGGAAAGGATGTCAAAGACACAATAAACATCGCCGCTACACTCCCGGTAAGCGTTGATCCAATTGCCATATTAGGATAGACTTGTAAAGCAAGTAAGCTAACGGCAACGATACCAAATAACCCATACTCATAAAAAACCTGAGCCGTATCATTATGAGCATGAGCATAACCCTCCAGCGTTCCATGATCTGTACACCACGAGAAAATAGTCTTATGGAATGTATTATAACCATGTCCAATCAGCCAGTAAGGCCACTTTAGAGTATAATGAATCAGTAATCGTAAAACCAGCACTCTTGCTCTCACCCCGTCTGCTATTGCTGAGTATACCAATCTTTTCCACACTATTACCCACAGCAAACCGAGGATCGGCACACTGACATAAAGCGTCGTAGGCCACGCAATACCAACGCCTATCACATACGCTGGTATCGCCATGCGGGACATTGAAGCAACTACCCCAATTCCTAATAGAATTAGAAGCCACCACAATCCCTCATGTGCTGCAAGTGGAGAGACAATCGCCAAGTACGCACCGTAATATGTCCTATTCCCCATCGTTCCGAACACAAGATGATCCGCACTCCCATTAGCAGTTTTCTTCCAAAGAAAAACCGTAAAATCCACAATACCAAGCAAACATTGCCCCGTCGTCGCCAATAAAATTGCTACAATAATTACCCTGTACTGATCGAGGCTTAACAACTGCACAATCATCCAAATCCCAAATATGAACCCCCAAATAACTATTCCGTGCAAATCCGAACTGCCCTTGTACCTCCATGCAAGTAGCGCGAAGATGATTCCAAAAGGCGTCTGATAAACTAATATCCATCCAATCAAGCTGATTGCCCATATAATTAAAACCCTATCTCTGTAAGTAGTCCACCCATCCGGTTTCTTAGGCGCATATAACCCCACCAGTGGGGAACAAAACAATGCTATCGCAAGTATCCATTCCATAATCGCTCCATCGGTAGGTACTACTCGGCAGAATCGGTATATGATTCTGCCGAGTATAAAGATTCATTTCTACGTTAAGTCAAACCAAGTATACTTGAACGCTTCATTGCCGATTACAACAGAACCTCCAGTGTCATTGACATTTATAAACTTAACCTTAATCTCATTAGTCGAAACTATACTTGCTATGTTCTGAATGATCCAACCAGTGACAGAAACACCAGTTGTAAATGTCGGCGTCTCTAGAATCACAAGATCGCCGGATGCAACACCCGAAATGATTGTAGAAATCTGTATCGTACTACGCGAAGCCAGTGTACCCGGATTCAGGTAAACCGTTCCTGTCCGAATATTCTTCGGACCCATAAACGTAGTAGTTTCATCCTGATCCGTTGGCTCGGAAGTAGATGAATGCAACATTCCATTCGCATCTATCCAGAGCCAATAAGTTGTGACAACACCAGCATTTGTAACAGCTTCAAGAACAAGACCGCCAGGCTTATCCGAGAGTCCTGTTCCGGCTGTATCTATCTGTGGTGCTTTAATACGAAGCCAGGCTTTATTTCGCCCGCCACCAAAATCGCTGTAGCCGTCTTGAGCCTCAGCAGCCCTCGCCACTCTATTTCACCTCCTTAAAAAGCGGCGGGTGAACAACAAATCACCGTCTCTGCATTCATGCAAGATGCCGAGCCGGGAACAGATATCCACCCGCCGCTTTCCTGTTCTTATTATGGCAAAGACCAGTAAGTCTCACGCCACGATCCGAAGCCGGCTACGCAGCGGAAGAACGTCTTGAACAACGCATCGCCGGTGGAGAAATCATCACTATTCTCCATCTTCGGCTTTGCACGCCAGAAGAACTTAAGATCATGCTTACGACCAAGCAAACCCCAATTATTCGTATCCGTCGCATAGTGACAAACAAAGAAACTTAACTCTTCATCCATCAGAGAGTTAATTTCATTGTTTGACGTATACGGCTTATACTGCGACCCAAGAATCTCCCGAGCCGCCCACTTCAATTCCACCGGAATTAAGACTCTCCATGGTTTTGCGAGAATCTTACGATTCCGTTCATTAACCATTTTCTCGAAGCTTTCAACGGCAGCCTGCAAACCAGTAATGGAGATTTGCACATCCGTTGATGGCCGGTTTGCGTACGTCCCACCACCTAACAGAGTGTGAGCCGTACTCGCTAATGCTAAGCCATCAAATCCGGCAAAGACAGTAGCATCGCTTACATTATTAAACAAAGACCAAAATATAGTCTCTACAGTTTCGCCATTGGCTCCAGCCAAATCTTTCGATGCCTTCTGCATAACACCATAGAGATCATCCGCGTACATCTCCTGTGTAACCCGGAAACCGAGTCCATAGGAAACGTGTGTATAACGAACAGAGCTACCCTGAATAGGATTGTCAAATGTCGTCGGGCCGCCTTGAATCTTTGCCGGCGTAGTCCCAAGGAGTGCCACCTGCAAGTCATCCTCATAATTCCGTTTCGACGTGATGATATTAGCAATCTTATCATACTCCGTCGAACGATCTAGGAGTTCTTCGGTGTACACCTTCCGCAGTCCTGGTGCAAGAAGCGAGCTAAATGCACCAGTGCTTGAAGGAGTAGGCATTTACTTTTTCACCTCCCTACCTTATCCACCCCAAAATGAATGAGAAGCAAGAACGATTCCATACACTCGTGCATTAACATCGCCAGAGGCATCCCTCACACCAATGATTCTAATATGGGCCAAATTCGTCCCTGTAACCGAGGCATCAAACGCCCATGGAACATTCGATTCAGCAGTACGCTTAATTAAGCCAACACGTAAGCCAACATGTGACGCAACAATAAGCGTCGAATTACCAGCCGCTCCAAGAACGAGGTTACCTTCTATGATCGTACCCGGCAGAAGTGGAACATATGTACACTTTGAGTACGTTGTACCACTCGCAGCCGTATTCGATCCCGCCTTCGTCGCAATTCCGACAAGGGGAGTTTCCGCAGTTGCAGATGCCTCCGTTAATCTTCCGGAGGAATCAAAAGAAAGCACTGCACCAAGCCTGAATGTTGAAGCCGCAGCCTCAAAATTCTCCCACTGATGTAGAGGCTCGTATGCAATTTCGAGTGCTCTAACAGTTTGCGTTGCCACTAAACTTTCACCCCCTTATTACTTCTTTCTGAGAACTTCACTAGTAATACGAGTTGACTCATCCACAGGAAGTCCAGAATCAGTAGCGGCTTGCTTAAACTGCTCATTCGCAATTTCAATTTGCGCCGCTGCCTTCGCTTTGCGAAGCCTTTGAATCTTCTCATATCGAGCATTGGAAATCCTTGCGAGAATTACATCTCCATTCACGCGCTCTCCAACCGCATTGGGTGGAACCAAGGCATTTGCCTTGTCTTTTTCTCCAACAACTTCATAGCCATAGAGCATCTTCATGCGTTCCAGATTATCTGGCTTTTTGTTCAACCATACATAATGGTAATCATCATCCTTGTTAGCTACATAAAACTGATCTACACCAGGCATTTCGTCCATCAACTCGATCATCGGTCTACTCATTTCTTCTTATTACCTCCAATCTCAATTTCCTCTACGCCAGAGTATTTTTTATACAACTCAGGAGAAACACCCATTCTCTCAGCAACAGCTTGTTCTTCGCTAGAAAGTTCGACCCTCGCTTCTTTAGCAGGAGTAACCACACCTTTCTCAAGCTGTGCCTTAGCAATCTTCTCCTGTCGCTTATGCTCCTCACTACTAATGAAATCATCTGCATAGGACTTCGTAAGTCGCCAAATTGCATCCATGCCCTGTGTGTCTGCCAAAACTTTTGGATCAGTACGATCAATAACTTTATCTAAATAAGAAGAATACTTAGTAAACTCTTCTATTCCAACCCGCTCCCTCAACTTCATTTTCTGAACTTCTACCATTGTATTAACTGTCGCACCGTCATCTTTTGGAGATTCTTTAACTTTCTCCAGAAGTGGCGCCATTTTGTGTTCAAAAAACTTAGCTAATGCAGCACCAGGATTATCATATAACTCTTGTGGAGTAATTTCTACATCTCGTGCTTTGTCAGGCTCAGCCGGCTTAGCAGGCTCACGCATGGAAGCTACAAGCTGCTGCATACCCTCTAAAATAGCTTTATCTCTAGCCTGCAAACGTGTATCAAGCTCGCTCATAAGATTTGTGCGAAACTCATCCAGGTTCGGTGCCTCCGGCTTAGCCGGTTCCTCGGGCTCGTGCTTCTCAGGCTCGTCACTCATGGCTCATCTCCTCTTGCATAATCATCTATGTCTCCGAGCACTTTGTCAAGAAATCTTAATTGCCCCGCATAGACTGGACCAATCTCAGCCTCCGCAGCCTTCAAATTCTTCAATCCGATCCATAAATTCTCCTTCGCCGGCTCAATAATATCTCTCAAAACAAGCTGCCATCCATCACTACGAAGCAATTCGCGTACACGCTCACGCTGCTCAAGAGTCGGCATTAACTTATTGCCTGCGCTGTTGGTTGTCCTTCAGCTATAGGAACTTCAGAGCCCGGCTCTGGCTGAAATGCTACATTGGGCGCAACATTAGAATTAGTCGCCCCCGGTTGCGCGGGAATACCTGCACTTTCCTGAAACTGCTGTAGCCCCTGTTGAATTTGCTGTTCCATACTCTCAACGCCACCGCCAGATTTTACAAATCTGAGTGCTTCACCAACATCAACCAAGAATGTTTCGGGATCGCTCTTATCATACGATGCAATAATCTCCTTCAATGTACGATAGGACGAATCCGCCATGTCGATAATCATGTCTTTTATTGCTTCCGGCACTTGTGGATTAATCATAATCTGCTGTGCTACCGCAATAACCTGGCTATAAAACTGCGAAATTAGATTAAATAACGCTAAGAGTGCTTGCCGCTCAGTTTCTTTGTTCATAGAAGCTGACGAAGCATTGACTTGTAAAAAGAAATTCTTTTCTATCATCTCAGGTGATTGAGAAAGAATCTCTCTCACATACAACTCTTCTTCGGGAGACAAAATCTCTGAAAGCTCAACACGCGGGCCAAATTGCTGATACAACTGACTCACCTGTATCCCAATCTCGCCAAATACCTTCCTCATAAGCTTGATAACCATATCAAATCGACGATTACCTTCTTGAAGAATCGAAAGTGTAGTCGTTGCTGCAACACGAGGATTATCAAACTCACGCCCAAGTTGAGGATCAGAAATACCGCTTAGGCGCTCGCCGTAATCACGTAAAATGGATTCATGCGTAAATGAACTAGGAGAAACATCACCGAGCTTATCAGCGATTAAATCATTTTGTGGATCTTCCATAAGCATAACCTTACCCGGCCAAATCTGCTCGCCCTTCTTAATCCCTGAATTCTTTTTACCTTTGAAATAACGAGTGTTCGCAATAGTAATGTTATCAGTACGCTGGTTAATAAACGTACTCATTGCATCCTGAATTGGCCATAGAAGCTGTGCAAGTCCATCAGCATAGGAACGACTGTCACTTCCACGTAGGTAATACAGAACCTTTATGGGTCGTTTCCCATGATGAAAGAACATGTACCTTACACTCAGAACCGTCTCTAATTCATAATTCCAAAGAACAACTAGTTCCTCACGCCAGCCATCATTATCTACATCAAATTGTACAAATGTTTCATAAAACGGAAGAACCTGCGCGTCTGCCCACGCTAATTTACGAAGTTCTGCTAATTCTTGCATATCCGGAGGAAGGTAAGAAAGACAACTCTCTCGTACTTTAGCACTATTTGAAATAAGTCCAGATCGTTCACGCTCAGCTAAATCTCCAGTGCGCAAAAACACTCGATGCGAATTCCACGGTTTCTCTTCCGCCTTCTCAATCCCCCACGGCTCTAACCAATTCTCCAAAAGAATTGGCATGATCGTAGGCTGATCTCGTACTGTCTTTGTATAATAAACGACTTCCTTCGACCTTCGATCATAAGTTCGAACTTTCTTTACTTCTTGATTCCAGAAAATCTTTACAGGACACTTACCAAGATATACAACTTGATCTGCAATCATCTCAGCAGTTTCGGTCATATCAAGGTCGTTATCAAAACTCCAATTCAGAAACTTTTCCCAAGGCTTTGCATAGGGAGCAAATGTTCCAGATGGAGTTGTAACAACCCAAAATGGCTTAGGACCTAGAAGAGTATTTACAACGCGGGCCTTCACAGCATCACCGGCAATGCGGATAATTGGAGCAATAAAATTGCTTGCACCTACCCACGGAAAGGTTTTTATCTTCGCTGCCGGTTTTGCTGCAATAGCACGACGATACATTCTTAAATCGTTAAAGTAATCTTCATGCGCAGACAACGAGCGTCGATGTTCCTCACACAGATAAGCAAGTAACTTCTTTACACCTTCACTCTCCGGATCAAGCTGCTTGTAAGCAGCCTCTTCCGGCATCTCTTCGCGTTTCAAACGAGCCATTTACTTCTTTCTTTTTCCTTTGTGCATTTCATCGGCTATCTTCTTCATAACCTTACTCGACATTTTATCCATCTTTTCTTCTTTCATCTCTTTCGTAGTCATCATCATATCACTAGCCTTCTTCTTTTTCATTTCACTTTCCCTTCTTTCTAATATATTCACCTTTGTTAGTTAAACGACCAGAACGATCCATTCCGGCAGCGGCACCAAGAGCTTGTTCGCGTGTTTTACCTTCAACACGCTGGAGATGAGCAGCCTTTTTAAATACTCTCTCAGGAAGGCGTCTACCTACTGATTTCGCCATTATTAACCTCCACTAAATTTAGGATTCGGCTTCTTTTAGTCGAGCGTTGTATCATGCTTTTCTACCTTCCAATTCATCAACCTACTGCCCATAAAGAATTGGACCAACGCGCTGCAAGAATTGTATAAACTTCATAAATTGATCCATCTGCGGAGAAAAAGACTGATATGGCACCTGCTGTCCACTCTCTTGAGGAATTAGTGGATTAAAAGGCTGCGAACCTTGTACAAGACGTGGCTTTGGCAACTCATCACTTGCCTCTTGTCCACCTCTTGAACCCCCCATCAATGCCGCACCAAATTTACTCCAATCAAATCCACCACCTTGCTGCTGTGGTTGTGACACATAATCTGTATAAGGACCATAAGATTGTGGGGACTGCTGCTGAGTAAAATCGTAACCGTATTCGTATGCCATTATTCTGCCCTCGATAATGCAAGCCAAAGTTCATCATTAAACTTCTTATATTCTCCACTCTTATCCTTCCACCATCTCGCTCCTATATCGACTTCTCGAATATCCAGGTGCAAACCTGGTCGATTCCAAAACGGATACACACCAATACCGCCAAACGCAAACCGCTCGGCAGCCATAAGTTGCCATCGCAAAGGCACTCCACGAAAGTCTAAGTCAACCGCATTGCCAAGATAATGTTGACTATTTTCCTCATGGCCCGTTCTTTCCCAGGCAACATGAATAATGCAAGGCGCCCCGTTATACTCCTTCTTAATAAAACTCGCCAGTTTATCGACGAGAAGAACGAGTCGTTCATTGACCTTTTTATAATCATCCTTCCACTCTTTTTTATCAAAATTCTTTATTTTACCCCAAAATGTTGGGATCACTTTGACAACTCTAGCAACTGACATCTGGTAATAGTACCATTAATATTCTTCTCGTCTCCAACCCACTCTTTGATAACTCTCTCGCGCAGCTTATCACACCATTCATACGTCGTCGCGCCACCAGTGAAAATTACAGGCCCTCCAAATGACGGAAGATTGAGAGTGATAATAAAAATCCACGTTACTATCATCAATACCCCGTTGTTCGTGAACGCCCTTGCAGCATTAACTGAAAATCGTAATCTTCCTCAATTCGATTATTCGGCTCTGGTTCAGGATCATTATACATAAAGCGCACACAACGCGGAAAGTAGGAAAAGGCATCAATTAAGTCATCATGCTTGCCTAGCGGGAATTCTTTATATTCATTTACAAACTCATTCATAGACTCACGTATAAAAACATTCCCCGACTGAAAGTAAGATGAAATAAGCCTAATACGCTGTTCTTTCGTCTGCTTATTCCCCGCCTTCACCGGCAGCACTGTAAAAAACTGTCCTGTTTCTTTCATATGCTGCTTAATGGAATATTCTATAAGCTTCTGCTGAGCAGAATCTTCATAGAAAATAGCACGAGTGCGCCAACGCGAGGAGAGAGTGAGAATACGATCAAGGAGTGTTTGAGTCTGCACCCGACCATGCCAGGCTTCGAGCAGATACACTCGGCGTGCTTCATCGACTCCAACAACGATCACCGCAGAGAAGTCGGCGTCTCGACGAAGGCTAGTTGCAATGTCAACAATGGTCACCCGATCAAACGAAAGCGGATCAACAACCCGACCATCATCAAGCTCAATCT